TCAGTAAGGCTAAACGCAGCGGTAAAAGCCTGAATTGCTGGTAAAGCATTTTGATTAATAAAACCTAAAAACTTATCTAAAATTGGCAACAAAGCCTGACCAAGTGTTTCTTTTGTTTCATCAAAAGAAACCTGGACTCTTGCAATCTTTCCTGCATAGGTATCGGCGTTAGCAGCTGCTGCGCCACCAAACAATTCTGTAAGTTTGCCCTGAACATCAGTAAAGGTCATTGTCTTTAACTCAGCAGCATCAAGCCCAAGTCCTAATTTACCAAGAGCTGCTGTATTTCCATCATATGCCTTACCCAGGCTGTTAGCGACTGCCTCAAGTGGCTTGCCAGTTGCTGTGCTGACATCAAGAGCAATTGCCAATAAATCTTGGGCTTTTGTAATGTCCCCTGTTGATCGAACTAAGCGACCAAGCGCTGGACGAAGCTTGTCATCTGCAACACCAGTTGCTAAAGACATCTGGAGGATTGAGTCCTCAGTTGCTTTAATCTGAGCGTTAGTCGCACCAGTTGCATTTTCAAGAGCAAGGGCTAATTGAGTCTGAGCCTGCTCATCTTCGATTGCAGCTTTAACTCCATCGACTGCCAACTTAGTTGCATAGGCACCCGCAGCAGCAGCAGCAGCTGCAAAAGCCACTCCAGCCTTCTTAGCAAAGTCGCCAAGCTTGTTAGACGAAGATTCAACATCGCCATTAGCAGACTTTAACTTTTTATTGAGATCATCGACATCAGCAAGAATCGAAAGTTTAAGGGTTCTATTGCCTGCCATTAATCCCACTCCTTCAAAATCCTGCTAAATGCTTCTTCCCATTTACGGACTAGATCCGGCTGGATCTGTCGCAAGGTTGGGTAAATAAAGTAACCTGAGTTACCTCTACCTTTGTTTGGCGTACGAGTTGGGAATTGCTTAAAGCGATTAGAACCAAACTCCATGCCATAAAGTAAATCTAAAGTTGAACCGCCACCGCTAAACTTCTGGCGAGCAAAGCCGTAACTAAACTCGCCAATCTTTGAAGTTTTGCTTACCTTAACTCCATCTGCAATACGACGAGCAGCAGTCCCTGAAACCAAGCGAGTCGCTGCTGCGATCTTAATACGGTCAGCAGCGAACTCAGCAAGTGCAGAACTTTCCTTTTTAGCAGCTTCAATGGCTTCGTCTGACATACCCTTAAAAGCCCTGGTAATGCCGCGTAAATCTGATTTATCATAAGCGATCTTGACATCATCTGCCATCACTTCGCTCCTTTAATAAATCTATCGCCGTTAATATGTCATCTGCATCATCCCAGTATTGCATCGGTATCCCCGTCTCTATTGCTAAAGATACGAGGATCCGCCTTATGCTTCCTGGCTGGTGGCTTTTGGGCTATCGTCTCCTACCGTTACATTAGCAACGGTGTCAGACCATATCTCGTAAGACTTAACAGGCTTTCCAGCGTTTTCTCGCTTATAAGCGTTATAAGCCAAAAACATAAGATCCCAGATGCCAATCTTGTCATTAGCTTGAGAAATCGTGTTGCCAGTTGCCTTCTCCCACTTTGCCCACTCAGGAGGTTGAGCCGTGTAAGTTGCTTCGTCGCCTGAGTTATATGTAATTGTGATTGGTAATTTCATCTTTGCTCCCGTTTGTTAGATTTTAGCTGAATGTGTCTGCTGGTGTTCCGACTACCTGTAGTGCCCAAGTATCGGTCTGTGCTCCTGGAGCAGTTCCACCGACTGTTGGATAAACAGGCAAAACATTGCAAGTAAATACTGCGCCAGTTGCAGCTGTAAGAGATACTGCAAGAGTTGTATTTGGATTTGTATCAGCTGCTGTCCACATTGCTTCGAATAGTGATGAAGCAACACCCCAGTCGGCAAGTAGCTCTACATTGAGAGTCCAGTTGTCGTCTGTATGCTTAAAAGCTTTTCCATCGAGGGTCTGGTAAATATCGATGGTTGGTGAATTGACGAGTGTGACGCTAGTTGTCTGCGCATCGTAATTTACTGTTGCGATGCTGAGGACTAGGTCGCGACCCGTAATGACTGTTGTTGGCATTATTGGTTCTCCTTATGCTGTTTGGGTGTACCAAGTGGACACCCGTATATCTGCGACCAGCAAGGTGCTAGCGCCTACTGTTGTAACTGTTGGTCGATCAACTACCTGGAGATCATATCCAGCTGGTATAACCGCCACAACGCTCGTTATGAGTTGCTCGATATTATCAAGCGATGCCGGGTTGCTGTTATAAGCAACGCAGCAGGTTATTGTGTAATTTAACTTGCATCGAAAGGTGCTCTTGCCAATAGTCTCAAACTCCATGTAAGGAGAATCCGGTACGACTACAACAGCAGGTGCTGGAATCTGCTCAGGAACATAACTAAATACATTCGCAGCAACGCCAGATAAAGCTGTAGCAAGAGGAGTACGAACCGCTGAAAGAATAGTGCTCGGCATTATTGAGCCATCGTTTCAACATCGATGTAAGGTCCCAAAAGACCTACGACACGATTAAACAAGCTGCGACCCATTCGATATGGAGACGGAGCAAAATCCACGCCTTCAATCTGTCCGCCTGGAGCAGTACGAGATTGGAATACTTCAACTGAAACTACGATGATTGCGGATTCGACCGCAGCAACGCCGACATATGTAGCAGCGCCTGTAAGTGTTGCGGATCCGCTAGGGATGACATTGCGTTCATCGACATCTGCATTAGTGATGTTTGCTGTAAATGTGTATGCATCGACATCATCATTGACTGTTCGAGTGCCGTTAAATGGAGATCCGCATCCTGCGATGACAACTGATTGTCCTTCGGTAAACTCATGGATTCCTACTGTTGTAAAGGTTGCGACATTGCTTGTCAGCGAAACCTTAGCAACTGGTGATGAAAATGTTGTAAGCAAAGGCAAGATAACTGCCTCTGATGTATCAATGATGTCATTGAGATAAGAGTCTGAATAAAGAGCAGACGAAACACCAAGCACGGATCTCAACTCTGACGCTGTGATAATACTTGGCATTTCATCCTCTCTAAACTGCTGGCGGGGAGATCGGGAGCAACCCCCCCGCCATGATTAAGTGATTAAGCTACGTTCAACTTACGGAACGCTGCTGGGTAACGGTTTACCACGCAAACATATCCATATAGACCGATTTCAACTCGACCGTTAGCTACGATGTTTGCGCGTAGTTCGATCTTGTTGCTCTCGTGGAATCGCATTGCGTTTGATGGGTAAACAAGTGCATGCTTTGCGTTTGCATCGTCACCTGTGTAGTTAGCATCTACAACTAGTCCAAGTCCTGCGACTGTTCCTGCTGTTGATCCCTGTGTAACCAAGCCGTTAGCATTCTGTGGAGCTGCTGCTGCGTATAGTGGACGACCTGTTGTGTCTACTGCTGCTGCTAGTCCTGCGAAGTCAATACCATCTTCTCCACCTGTGTTTGCGACAAGTAGGCGGTTTGGTGTTGAGCGTTGTACGCCGAATGAATCAGCAATACCCTTAGCGATTGCGCCATAGATTGTTGCTGCTGATGATTGTGTTGCATTTTGTGATGCAATCTGTGCTGCGTAAGCATCTGTCTTGATTGCGTATGATTCAGCCAACTCGCGTAGATATAGATCTAGGAATCCTGGGTCTGAACGGTCAAGCAATTCAACATTGATGATGCCAGCGCCTGCAAACTTGACAACATTATCCTCTTGGAATGTAACTGTGGTGTCTGTTGATGAGAACTCTGCGCCCTCTGCTGTTAGTGCAACTGTTGCCTTAGTTCCAAGCTTTGGAGTGAAAACCTTCATTCCTGAAACTGGAAGGGCAGCCGTTTCGATGCTATCGATAAACGGACGGGAGTTATCAATGATGCCGATAACATCCTTTAGGTAGTTTGGTGGAACCATACCTGTATTTTCAGCAACTGTTGCAACTTGTAGTGCAGCGACTAGATCGCGAGCATCTGCGTCACCGCGTGATGCATTGATCTGTGCCATTGCGAACTGACCTGCTGTTACATCTAGGTTTACGCGTGGATTTGTGTAAAATACTGGACGAGTTGTCGCAGCAGTTACTTCTGACTTTGCAGCTTCAACCGTCTCGGTTGATACTGCCTCTGAAACGGTTTCTGACACTAGGTCATCTCCTTCGGTCTTAGGTTCCTCAATTTGAGGTACCGGGGTTGATTCGGATGCAGCTTGTCCTTGTGTTTCGGTTGCCGCAACCTTTTCCACTTCAGCACCTGGGATTGCTCCCTCGGTTACGAGTGAAACTTCGATTAGTTGTGATGCGCTAATAGCCATAACGCCATCTTTGTTATCCCAAGCATTTACTTTAACGCCAACGCTAAAATCTGAGCGCAAACCTGTTGCAGCTTCTTCTAATGCGTCATTGCCAGCAGTTGTCTTGGCGATCTTAAATGATGCAGTAATACCTGTTTCATCTTGTGACCATTCCATCAACTTGCCGATTGGCTTTGTCATTTCATGCTCTAAAACTAATTTAGTATTCTTGCTAAAAGTAATTGAGTTAGGTAAGAAAACAGTCTGACCAGCAGAAGTATTGCCGACTGAATCCCATTGAACGATACGACCAGCAATAATGCGTGATTCTGCATCGCTTGCTGTAATTGTTACTGGCATTGTTATCTTCATGATAGCAAGTCCTCCTGTTGTCTGATTTCATCAACGCTCATCGCGCCAATTCTGTTTAGGATTTCGTAAACTTGTGCTCGCTCTAATGGATTACCGCGTAGGAAATCGTCTAACGCATAACGGACATCGTTGCCTTGTCCGACAAAATCCGGCATCGATAAACGCTGTTCGATGGCTGTCAATATTGGACGCAAAGAGAAATCAACAAGTGAACGACGCTCTGAAATTGCATTTGAATAAGTCATTGATGTCGTTTCGGCGCTGGCAAAGTATGCAGGCAATCCAGCTGCGCGACATAACTCTAAAGCAACATACTGACGAGCTTCATTGAGTTGCAGTTTGTTTGGATCAATTCCCATAGCCTGCAATTCGACATCGGCATTTAGGAATGCTGTGCTCCGAGTGCTGCGGGCTACGCGCCAGGCTTCAAGCAGTTTGCCAATACGCTCGCTAGTAAGATTTGTTCCATTTGACTTTAGAACCATCATTGGTACTGGCTCTTTTGCAAAAGCTTCTGATGCATTTTCTAAAGCGACAGCAGCTCTAATTGTGCGACCTGCGCGAGATAAAAATCCTTCATCTAAACCGTTAAACACGACAAGAGATCGAATACCCATTGAAGGAACCGCAGTTCCATCTACGGAATAGCCGATAATTTCTGTGTTGTTTGCGTTTGTCGTGTAAGTAACACGATCAGGCGAAACGCGTGTCCATTCTTGGATGCGACCATCTGCATACATTGACATTATCTGTCCATACGCCACGCCGTGAAATAAAAGATCCTCAGCAACAAAAGCATAAATAGATGATCCGGGAACGCGTGAATCAGGTTGGTTAATTACGCGATTGGGTTCAACTCGTACCCCGGAAGATTTGATTCTTTGCTCTAGTGGCAAAGATGCAACAGTTGAGCAAATGATATTGCGCGCTCTTGCGATTGTTGGTACTGCCATCGCTTGCTGACGAGTTGCAGTCGCCAAAGGATAAAACAAACTTTGGACTGAGTTATTAAAAGGTGCTGGAGTCGCAGCTGCATCAACCGTAAGTCCTACGGGTTCAGGAGCCTTTGCGAAGAAATCTCTGAGTGCCATTAGCACAAAATTATACCATAATCAACCCAACACGATATCAACTTCTGAGTCAGGTCGTGTCGCAAAGTGAGATACCATCGCCATCCCAACCGTTGCGCATATTGTGGCACCAGACGCTTTTCGTCCCAGGTACCAGCCTCCATCTTTGAATGGTAATTTAACAGCTGATAAAACTTGCTTGTTCAATTCGGCTTGGTTTGTATGAACCAATCGCTGGGAGGTAATTGCGGACAGCATTTCATCACAAGCTTGCCCATAAATGGCTCCATCGATTGCAGTCGTTGGAATACCTGCTGGGATCAATCGAGAAGCAACTGCGCCAGCCGTTTGACGACTATAAGCGACCGTCTCCACGCTGTAACGCTTCGTCCAGACAGCGATACTGTTCGCAAGGTCTTTATCGTCAATCGAAACTGGATTCGAATATGTCTCCAGTAATACAACGCAGAACTTGTCCCCAACAAGTCGTTGCGCTGCAACTAACGCAGCTGCTTTTCGATCTGGTGATAGATCAATCGCCATCCAAGTTGGTTGCTCCCGATCCAAAGCGAGCGTACCCTCAGACGCGCACTCTGTCCAACTTGACGGATTGATGGCTGGGTTGATCTGGCTCACCCATTGGCAAAGCATTTCCGTACGGATAATTGATTCATCATCCGACATTGCTGCTTTTAAATTATCTATGTGAATTGTGTACCCCAAAGATGGATTGGCAGATTGCCAGCCTTTCATATCATCAATGGCGCATCCAGGTTCAGCTGACCATTCAAACCAACCAATAGGATCATCCGCACCGGCAGCAGCTGCTAAACCTCGTTCTCTCATTCGATTGAGAATTACTGAATGTTGGTCTCCCGCATTCGAATACATAATTGCCATGGGATTTTTAGAACTCATCTGAGTAAAGCGCAGCGATGCCCAAACTTCATCGTCTTTGTATTCGCGTACTTCATCAAGATGAATTACATCCGGCGCTGCAATTCCACGAGATGCCGAGTTATTGGCTCTTACCAAGTATCGGGTGCCGTCATTGAGTTTAATCTCTTGGCTTCCTTTGGTTTCGTACTTTTTTACAAACCGAGTCACAAGTTGTTCATTGGCTTGGATGATTTCATCGATCTTCCAAAAGATTTCAGACGAAGTTGTAAGCTTGTGAGCGGTATGGATCTGCAAACGCTCGCCCCATAAGAACATACCAGCCAAGATTCTCAGCATCATGAAGGTACTTTTGCCGTTTTGTCTCGACAAAATCACCCCTATTTCAGAATGATGCCATCTGCCATCAGGTTTAACGCGATGCATTTCCATTGCCAAAAGTTTCTGCCAAGGTAGCAACTTGAAAGGTTCACCTGTTGCTGGATCGACCAAAGTCTCTACAAAATCAATCATTTCTTGCCCGCGGGACGGTAAATCGACCGGTTTTGACCTAATACGCGGTTCTGTCGCCCCTAGGTAAGCCGTAGGAGGCTGTTCTAAGCCGTTTTGAGGGTTTTGAGTCATATCTAGTCGAAGTCCTCTTGATAATGGCTTATTGAGCCGTTTCTGGGGGCAAAAGATCCAAAACG